ATATGGTGCCGTCCGACTGGTTCATCACGCATCTGCCCACGGGCTGCAGCGTGCGTAAAGGCCACTATACGACAGCCGATACGCGCGAGCGGGCTGTAGAAATCGCGCAGGCGTTCTACCGCGAGATGAAAGCGCTGGGCTGCGATCTTGCCTCGACCGATCAGAAAGCCATTGAGAAGGCTGTCAGCGCGTTGAGTGGCGAAGGAAAGCGAGACTTCTGGGACAAGGTCGCAGGCTGGTACGGGCAGCGTAAAATGGTCGAGGCGAAGGTGGACGAGCTGCAGAAGACAGGGCTCGTGGTGAACAGCGATACGACTATCCATGCAGCACCGTCACCGGATAACTCATCCTGTAGCGGAGACTGACATGGCTGAAGTCGTGATGTTGGTGAAGCGCGAGGGGCTCGACAAGACATGGCAGGTCGCGCCCTATCCGGTCAAAGACGAAGCTGGCGCGCTGCGGCTCGTGGAGTTCCTGCAGAAAGCGTGGGGCATCCCTTTCGTTTGGAAACTGGCGACGCACTGATGACCGCATACGACCGCTACGTTCCCGAACTCGACCCACTCAATCAGGAGCGCTCCTACATGCGCGTTTCACACGATGGCTCAAGCTGCGTGATGGAGATGAACGAGGCGGAGGCGCTGCTGAAGGACGCGCCGGGTGTTTACACCTCGCAGGAAGTGCGGATGACGCCTGCGCAGTTCGAGAAGCTGCCTGACTTTTGGGGATGGTGATGACAAACGAACAGCTCCTGCTGAACGCCCTGAAGGAAGCGCGCGAACTGGTCGAGCACTGGGGCGGCTATGCCAGTGCGTACTTTCAGGAGAAGTGGGATCTCGCAGGCGACCTGAAGAAGCTGGACGACGTGATCAGCGCAGGCGAGAAGTGCGTGCAGCCCGCAGTCGAACCGACAGAAGCTCAACCGGGGTTGGCCACGCATGAGGCGCTGAGCCGCAGCGTCCAGCGTCGTGTCGCTGCGATGAAGGGCGAGCCTGCGCCGACGTTCGCGAAGAAGCCCGAGTGCGCGCTCATGCATCAGCCCAATGCGGCCGGGACAGAGTGCGAGTGGTGTGGAGCTAGTCTGAACCGGGGAGCGGATACATGAAAACAGACGCACAGATCGACGCGATCATGGCGGCCATCCCTGAACAATGGCGCGCACGCTGGTGCAGCTCCCGCCTGTGCGCGTGCCTTGGCTGTGTTCAGACAGGAAACAAAGCGGTAATCGCGCAGAAGATCACGGGAGAAGAGTATCGCGGCGATCCAGAGTACATCAGCGAGGCCAAACTTCGGGAACACGGCGCGGTATACGAAGATCACAAACTGTCACGAGAGGAATGGGATTCGTGGATGAAGCGCCAGTCCGTTCCGAGAACCACTCCGAGTACAAAATGACTAACCTATTGCAAGAAACAGTCGAAGACATCGCGCGCAGCGGGCATACGCCCGAGGACATCGTCTTCATCGGCTCCGAAACGTCGGGGCACTGCTGCACGTGGACTGAATTTCAGAAGCTGGCTGACATCGAGTACGACGCCGGATTCGGTGCTCAGGAGATTGCCAGCGATCTTGAGATCGTATTCCGTGATGGCGCGAAAATGTGGCGTCATGAGTATGACGGGTCAGAGCACTGGACCTATTCGCAACCGTTCAAGATGCCGACGACCACGCTACCCATCACACGGTTGAAGGTCGCAGGCGATCAAGTTGGGTGGCGAACTCTGGAACAGATTGAGTCTGGAGAGTAACGAGTGCGTCGAGGAGCGGATACATGAGTGACGGTTGGAATTGCCCGAAGTGCGGAAGCGCGCATGCCCCTTCCGTACAAACATGCCCCGTCAACCCGCCGGTGATGCCAGTAGGCATCCCGAACGTGTGGCCGTCACAGCCCATGCGTGCGGACTGCGGCTGCAAGCCGCTCACGGTGTGCATGAACGTCGCGTGTCCTCGCAGGCTACAGGTGACCTATTTAGGAACGAGCATGTCTGATCTTCCGGCTTTGACCTTCGGCGGCAATTAAGCAGCCAGGAGGACTCTATGGACGACAAACTTTCACCGGAAGACGAAGCAATGCTGAGCCGTTGCATGAGCAGGTTTCAATGCCGGCTAATGCTGATACGGATGGGGATTCCATTGCAGCCGAAACCGCATCCTGTGAGTGACGAGCAGTATCGGCGTGCTATCGAAGATGACGATGGCCTTACTGATAGCTGAACTTCGCCACCATGGACCGCTACACCCTCCAGCAAGCCGCCGACTCCGCTTTGTGCCATCCGGATACATTGCGTAAGCTGGCGGCTGCCCGGGAGGTGCCGGCGACAAAGATCGGCCGGCGCTGGGTGTTCGATAGAAAGCAGTTTGACCGGTGGCTGCGTGACCGCTGCTTACGCGGCCATGATCCCGTGCGAGAACGATACAACCGCAATAGACGCCTCCGTCGAGCCGAGACGCGCGCGGAGCGCCTACCTCGAGAACTGGAATACTGGGCGCACTACCGCGCGGCAAAAGCCATGCGTGTTCCGAAGTGGGCCGATCGCAGCGCTATTCTCGCGATCTATCGACGCGCCAGAGCGCTAACAGACGAAGCCGGCGTCACTCATCACGTTGACCACATCGTTCCGTTGCATGGCTTGCTTGTGAGCGGCCTGCATGTCGAAAACAACCTGCAGGTCCTGCGCAAGTTCGACAACCAGTCGAAGAACAATCGTTGGCAGCCATAGTCGCCATGATCGACCTCATCACCATCCCGCGCTTCTGCACATTGACCGGTTACACGGACGATGCGGTGCGCATGAAGATGGCGAGCGGGGTCTGGCTTGAGGACTCCGTATGGATCAAAGCACCCGACAACCGTATCCTGATCAGCATACGGGGGTTCGAAACATGGGCCGCGGGCCAGGCGTCCGAGTCGTCAACGGTGCGATCCAGATTGACTTCCGCTGGCGAGGCGAGCGAAGGCGTGAGCGACTTCGCCTCGCACCGACGAAAGCGAACCTCAAATACGCCGCCCGACTCAAGGCGATAGTCGAGCACGAAATCACCATCGGAACATTCGACTACGCGACGCACTTCCCACGAAGTGTGCGCGTTCGCCATCGGGTTACTGTCGGCACACCCCTGAATATCTCACTGCTCGCCTATGTTGATTCGCTCGCTTCCGAGCTCGAACCCGAGACCCTGAAGAAGTATCGCTTTGATGCAGAGACGGTGGCGGGTTGGTTTGAGCCAGGCGAGACCCTGAAGACGCTGACGCGCCCGAAGGTGCGAGACGCCATTGCGAAACTCGACCTGTCGAAGAAGCGCATTCTGAACCTGCTCACGCCGCTGCGCGGTGCCGTGACTCGAGCGGCAGACGACGGCGATCTGCCAAGCAACCCGCTCGCGAAGCTCACCATTCGTAGACTGCGCAAGCCAGATCGGGACAAGCCGCGACCGTTCACCCCCGCCGAAGTGGATGCCCTGGCGCGGACCCTGCTCGGGGACCTATGGCTTGCTTGGGCGTGGATCGGGCTGAGTCCGGGCGAGGTGATCGGGCTCGAGAAGCGGGATGTGGACCTCGATGGAGCGAGGCTGCGCGTTGAGCGCGCCGTACGCGTTGGCCGCGAGAAGGCGCCTAAGACGGTTGCGCGAGCTCGCACAATCTCGCTGCTTCCGCCCGCGATCGCCGCCCTGCGCCGGCTCATGCCGGAGAACGAGGGCCCCATGTTCAGAAACCCGAACACGGGCGAGCGCTGGCATGAGGATCGGGGGTTAGCACGTGCCTTCCGGATCGCCTGCAAGGCTGCTGGCGTGCCCTACCGGCCGCCCAAGCATCTAAGGCACACCTTCGCCTCGTGGGCGCTCAGCTCGGGCGAGAACCCGCTATGGGTCGCCAAGCAGATGGGCCATGAGGACACCACGATGATCTTCAAAGTCTACGGGGAGTGGATTCCGAGCGTCGATCCGCTCGCCGGCCAACGCATGATTGCGAAGGCCGGATGATGTGCCCTCGCCGTGCCTTACCCGAGACTACTGCACACGGATCAGCACGGTGACTAAGGCACAAATGACGTCCATGTCATTGATTTATGGTGGAGGCGGGGGGAATCGAACTGCCGGCCGTGGGCCATATCGCCGCAATTACAGGCCACTCTCAGGCCCTCGATGCCCTCCAGGTGCCTTAGCGGTCGGTGAAGTGGTAGGCCGCCATGGCTTCTATTCGCTCGTACTCGTCCGGGTGCGCGGCAAGAGCACCCTGCGCTACATTCGAGCCTGACCCCGCTGCTTGCGTGAAGGGTAACGCCCGAGGACTTCAATACGGCAGAGCCTTCGGGATCGCGCAGGCGGCGGGGCCACGCAGCGCAGTATCAAAATAGTTGCATTACGCTAGCGCTTGCGTATCATCACTCCCATGAAGCGCAAGAAATCCGCCAAACGAAATTCCGCCGCGGCTCTTCTCGGCGCCAAGGGTGGCAAGGCGGGAACGGGTGAGGCGAAGGCTCGCGGGAGCAGTGAGTACTACCGTCAACTCGTCGCAAGACGCAAAGATCGGATAAACAAAGAGGAAGAAGAATGACCACAAGTCAACGAGCTGATGTATATGTCGCCCTGATCATTGCGGTGGGTACCTTGCTCTTGATCGCACAATGGGTTGCGAGGATCTGGTATCCGTTGGGCCCTTACCTGATGTGGGACTGGAACATGTCGGGGCATAGTTTCAGTCTCTGGTTCGTCACGGCACCCGAGCCCGGATGGTACATCTTCGCGGCAGTCTTGCTCTCACCGATGCTTTTGCCGTGGCGCTCACGGGTGTCTGATCTTGGGAATCAGATCTCCTGAAGGAGATGTTCGCCAAGCCTGCCTAGAGGGAAGTGACGGCTCAACCGTCTATAGGGGACAACACAGCCGCAGGGAGTGGCAGGAAATGAAAGAGGCAGCGAAGATTGCCTTCTGGATGATCGTCTTTATTCTGGTTCTTCTGGCGATCTACGGGGTGTGTGGTTTGGAGGGGTTGGACATGATGAAGGAGGCTTCGGGGCCGTGATCCTACTTACGCGCAAGGGCTATCCCGTCGTGATCAACCCTCGCCCGTCAGAGCCGACCGAGGAACGCTATCGATGCATCAGGGCGCGGATTGAAGAGGCTGTGTGAGGATCGAGCGGTGGAGGAGCCCGAAGAGAGCCCGGTCATAATCGTCCCGTGAGCAGCAGAATCACGAGTACCAGCACGATGAGGCCACCGAGTCCGCTCGGCCAATAACCATAGGGGTGATGCCAGACGCCAACAGTTGGGGCACCGACCACGGCGAATACGACAAGAATGACGACGAGGAGCCAGAGTAACGACATCGCTTTCTCCTAAACCAAAGTCTGAAATGGGTGGTACTTGCTTTTGGCAGAAAGATACGCCGCTGAAGCTTCCTCTGGAGTTTGGAAGACGCCCAAAAACTTGTATTTCCCATTTACCTTTATTGTCGCCTTCCATTTATCTCCAAGTGGAGTGGACAGACATACCCCAAGGAACCCGCTCTTATTGCTAGCTTTGGGCGTGCGAAGATTCTGGCCGTTTTGAGATTGTGTGGCTGGCCTGAGATTGCTGAGCCAATTGTGAGACCTGATCGTATCCTTGTGATCAATGCCATGGGCAGGGAAGCTCCCATGCGTATATAGCCATGCAAGACGGTGGGCGCGGTACTGAACGCCATCAACGCCGATCAGGATGTATCCTGAATCCTTTTCGAGACTGCCAGCGACCGTACCAGCCTTATAGCGCCCTCTATAACCTGTGGCAATACGACGGGTAAAGACCCCAGTTTCCGGATCGTACTGCAAAAGTTCTTTGAGACGCGCCTGAGTTAATTCAGGCGGAAGGTTCATGGGCAATCCTCCGGGTTACGGTAGAAACGCTACAGCTGCGGACTCAGTTCCGAGATCAGGGCTTCGGTGTTGGCGACAACTCCACGGCATTCGGTGACTGCGTCTGCAAGAAGTCCAGCAAAGCGTCCATCGCTTTGTGCTCTGGGGGCTTCAGGAGCTGCGGGTCGATCGTCGGCTTTGGGCAGGTCATGAGAACCGGGAGCGGGTCGGGTCGCGGCGGCGAACAGCCTGCGCAGGCGATCCCGATCAGCAGCAATGGCAGTAGTCTGGTTCGTGAGGTCATTGAGCGTCACCTGATTTGCAAGGGTGGTCTTGTGCGCCTGTTCGACCTGTAGCTCTAGGGCCTCACGTGCTGCATTCTGAGCTTTCAGGGCGGTTTCCGTAGCTTGGGTGCGATAGTCGGCGAAGGTGAGCTCCAACGCTGCGTAGCGCTTGCCGTCGAGCGTATGAGCCGAGAATGCGCCGAGACTTCCGAACAGCACAGCACCGGCCAGGTACGGCCAGAGTTTGAGCCAGATCATGGAAGCACCGTATGCCGAATAGCGAACCAGGCGGCCATCGCGAGCGCCGCGACGAGCAACGGAACTCTGTTGAGGCGAACGAAGGAGCGTAGAAACTTCATGGCGTCACCACCGGCGGTGCCACGACGGTCGAGGATGTCGTGGTCGTGCTGCTGGTACTCACAGGCGTATTCCACGATTGACCGGCATCGCTGTAAGTCTGGTACACAAGCTTGAGGAACCCGAGTACCGCGACGAATACGATAGACCCAAAACCCGTCGCCTCAAGGCTGCGATCCTCTTTCGAGAGCGTGGTGTACCAGTGCACAAGCACCATGGAGAGCCAGACCGACCATATGAAACAGGCGATAAGGAACGAGCGCGGGAAGATGCGGAAGCGGTCAATCGCCTCTGCCCACTTCAGGATGAGATCGCGGTTCATGCGGCACTCTGGATGGAGAATATGTGCGTGCCGTCTTCCCATGGCAGCATTGCGTAGAATCGATTGATGGCGAGTCGTGATCTGCCGATAGTATCCGCCTCATCGTAACGGTCCATGCCGAGCGCGATGCAGCCGCGCAATTCGATGGTCTGATTCGCTACGTGTATGAGACATGCCGTCCGACCTTGCTTTCCTGCGGGCACAGCATAGTGATAGACGCCGAGAGCTTCGTTCACGAGCGCGAAGGATCTCGGATGCGCTTCTGTGTCGTGTTTCTCCAGACGGTACGTGCCGACAGGGATGCATGAGCGTCCGGGTGTGCCGCCAATTGGACCGGGGAGCCAGGGGCGCTCCAGCGTCTGAAACAACTGCTCTGCGACCCGTATCGTGCCGAGCGTGCAGACCCCATCGTCCTTGTCGCGCGTCAGGAAAAGGTTCATGCGTGCCTCAGCAGAAACTGCACGACCGCGCCTGCAGCGATGAGCGCACCGCCCCACGTAGCCAGTTTCATGTTCACACTTGTCAAGCGCTTTTCCATGTCAGCCTTGTAGACATCGAATGCGAGGCGTTGGGTTTCTACGAAATCATCGAACTTCTCGCGGGTTACGGACTGGTCGGCCGCAGTCTTGAGTCGCGCCGCTTCGCCGTTCAGATTTTCAAGCCTCCACTCCAGATATTTTGTGCGCACCTTGAGGGCGGCGCGTTCGCCACGCCAGCGTTCCTCGAGCACGGCGAGGCGCACATCGTATGACTTCTTCCCCATCGATTACCCGTCACGCCCGCGCCCATCGATGTGCTTGCGCCATTCCTCAAGGCTCGCGACGCGCTCGTGAAAGGCGCTGCATTGAGTGCTATGCGCAACAATCCAGCCGAGCATGAACAGCAGGAGAGTGCAGATCACCCCAAGCGCGATTTCCATGTCTCGATGTCAGTTCAAATGGCACAACGCCCATGCATAGACGATCGAGATGATGCCGCGCTCAGATGGCGTCCAGTCTTCCGGATCATCATCGATGCAGGTGCTTATCAGCGATTTCATCTCTGCAGGCAAAGCCGCCTGCACCATAGGATCTTTCAGAGCCGTCTTTGCGTTCTGCCGAATGATCACGCCACCGCTACTGCCGCCCATGTGTCTTCTCCTTCGGTTTCATCCGTTGCATATTGCCCGTCGCGCCGAACTCGGAGTCGGACGGGAGTTTGTCGCCGTGAATGATGTCGAGCGCTTCTTTGTCCATCAGGCGCCGCTCGACAAGCCACATTTGGGTCTTTGCGGCTTTCAATTCGTCCATCGCCTGCGCGTGCTGGGAATTCCAACTCGCTGTGGTTCGCTCATGCTCTGCGGTCCACATACGCTGCGTCTGCTCAAGGGCGGAGGCATTCGCGTCTGCGCGAATCCACGCGCCAATCCCGGCAACACCGCCAACGAACGCGAAGCACAGGGAAATGATCGCGAGTGTTCTGCTGCCGTAATCGCTTGAACTAGCATCTCCGCCGCGCGCTACCGGGGCGTTATTGCCATGCACGCTATTATCCGATGAGTCTCGACTGGTGGACTCATCGTGCATGGGGGTCTGCCTGCGCGCTATCGGGGTTTCTGCAATTGACGACGGCTCATTCATCGGCGTTCCCGCTCTTCGAGCTGGCGCACGCGCGAGGACATGTCGCTCTGCCATTCGTGCAGGTTCGTCTGGTAGACGTCCTGCGCTTTCGCGGTGGCGTCCATCTTCACTTCAACCGCGGTCATCCGGTTGCCCATCGCAATCGAGCCGAAGTAGATGGACGTCGCAATCGCGCCCGCACCGGTCAGGAGAATTCCGTATAGCGTGCGATTGTTCTGTGGCTTGGGCTGCGGTTTCGGCGCCTCATGATAGTCCCCGCCTCTGATGAACTGAACCGCTTCCATCGCACCGAGACGTGAGGAGCTTCGTACGATGCGCTCGAGATCATCCCGACTAACCGGACCTTGAGGGCGATCCGAGGCGTAATCCTCCGGGCTTCCATCTGGTCGCGTCTTCATCGTGATCGCGGTGGCCACTTCAACCACACGGTTGATGTCTCTCTCGACCTTGCTGCGCCATTCCTTCAGCGCGTCGATTTCGTAGGAGAGTGTCTTTCGTTCTACCTCCGGCTCTTTCGGCGGATCGTCCCCCTCGTGCATGAAACCCCACGCGTGTTCCGCAGTGGCCTGCGCTGTTTGTGCGTTCCCTGTCGACATGAGCGGAATCCCCCTCGTTCCGGTTATACGTTCCAAGCAGTCGAGACTATTCCAGAGAATCCGCCTCATTACATCATGCCGTCAACCGCTTGAACTGAAGCGCAAAGTCACATCTGGGCAAACGTGTGTCGTGCGGATCGATGCCCGTTGCGTCTTCCGGTTTGAACTTCCATCCGATCCAGCAGCGCCGGCTTTTCGTTTCATACCTGAATCCGCTGTAGATGCCCTGCCAGACAAAGTACCAGCCGCCCTCGCCATCCTGCATCTCGTGATCGAGGCCGATCGAGTAGATGCGAGCAGGTCGAAACTTCGGACTCAGCACCGGCACATAGCGGAGATTGTTCACCGGATTACGGAAGGCTGACCAAGCGAAAATTCGCTTGGCATCCGGCCAGTCCCCGGTTTTGTTCATCCACCAGGCTTGCGCCGCATCGCCGCCGCGAAGGCCATCGATGCCGTCTTCCTCGTTTGACCATAGGAACGCCCACCACGGGAACTGGAGCAATGCCCGGCCGGAACCTGAGGTTCGTACGCGATACGAGCCCATGCAGACGAGGAGCGGAATGACGATGAAGCCCAGAAGAGCAAGCGGCAGAAAGATCGCAATCCGCAGGAGCCAGACCGGCAGTGAGAACAGGATGCGCAGAGCGAGGTTCAACCCGTAGCGCCTCCTGAATCCTCAATCACCAGCTGAAGATCGAAGGTTGAGCCAAGAATGGTGCGGACTTGATTCATCGCATCAAGGGAGCGCTCCAGCTTCCATCCGAGTTTCGTCTTCACGCGCTCAGTGCCGACCCCAATGCTATCGATCGCCTCGAAGGCGTAATTCGCCGCGCGAATCGTGACCCGCGAACGACATGCCCCATTGCGGCTCTTGGGCACCTCGTAGGGCATCTGGAAGACATCCAGAGCGCTATTCGAGACGATGTAAACGCGCTCCCCGGAAGGCAGCTTGTGCGGCTCCAGCCGGAATACTCCGGCAGGCAGGCAGGAAATAAAGGGTGCCCCGGCTTTGCCGCCATGGGCGTTTGGCACGAAGGGCTTCTCAATCGTGTAGAGCTTGTGGGAATCGCCTATCGTGAGCGTTCCCAGCACGCAATCAGGCGCGACGGTGTCCCGTTTCAGGGTCAGCATCATGAGCCCATCTGGTGCCTCAGCATTCTGTTAACCGTGCGCCGGCCGCAGATTCGGCCAAAAGGACTATCGCTGACGGGCGAATCTTTGGCATCCTGTGGGCTCGAAAGCGCCCCCGGCCCGCGCGCAAACACGGACCGAGGGCTAACCACGCCACGATCGAAAGGAGATCGCACCATGGCTACCCGCATTTTATCCGCTCTGTGCCTGATTGCGCTGACCGGTTGCGCAACCTGTCGCGAACATCGTATTGCCTGCGGCGTCGGAGCAGCACTCGTTGCCGGCTCGATCGCTGCGTCAGCGCATCACGGCAGCAATTCCAGTCCGGCATTGCAGCCCATCGGACCGCCCCCGGGGTGTACGGTACAGCCAGATGGTTCGTGCCGATGATCACAGCCGGATGAACTCGGTCCGCAGCGTCACCTGATCAAGGGTGAAACTGTTCGCGCCTGAGGCGACATCCCACAGCAGCGCCACGTAGGAGCTGTTGCCGGCGGTATATGAGAACACGCCCGTCTGGGTGACCGGCTGCATGGCAGTGGTGCTGCCGCCTACTGGGATCTTGCCGGCGTTGTCGTAGACGCTCGTGACGCCCGTGACAAAGCGAATCATGACGTTCTGAAAGCCGTTGATGTTCTGGAGGCCCTGACGATAGCCTGCGGTCACACTCACGGCGGCGTTCGCAGAAGTGGGCGAGAAATCCATGCGCGCGATCTCGCCCGCATGAAGCGCTCCAGCGCCGCTGAAGACCTGAGTCGCTGTGCAGTTGACCTGCGTGACGGTCGAGAAATATGCCTGTGAGGCAAGGCCTAGCGTGTTCGGCGAGTAAGCACTGAAATACGTACTCACGTACGCGCGCGAGAAATACCACAGCGGCAGCGCCGGCATCGGCAAGGAGACCTGCTGCGAGAGTCCGTCATAAACGACTGAGCCGACAGAGGCATCCGTCGAGACCGCAGAAGCGATGATCTGATACGACGTTCCGATCGGCTTCACAACCGGCGTTGCGAGGCTGAAGGTGATCGTGCCGTTGATGGTGTTCACGATCGAAAGCACAGGGACATCCGGAGTCGTCGGATTCGTTCCCGGGACTGGTGAGGTACTGGGCGCGTTGTACTCTGCCGCCAGAAGGTCATCCCAGTCCGCCGATTGCTCCTCCACGACTCCGACATCCACCGAGCCGTCGGGATTCAGGTTCATCGTACGAATCCGCATCAGCTTCGAGACCCAGCCGAGCTCCTCAAAGTTGATGGCCACTACTTCACCAGTTGCGAGTTTGCGAAAACGCGGCGGCAGGCGGCCTGATAAGGCAATCTGATTGCGTGACTGCCTTAGCAGCAGTTCAGCTTTTCGCTGCGCCTCGTACTCGTTGTCGCAGCCCGGCTGCTCCATCTCGAGCGCGATCTCTTCGGCTCCGTCCGCGCTCTTGTAGGTGGCGTTCCGCCGTGGAAAGCACTCAACCCGCTGCCAGTTTCGGGAGGCATCCACGTACCAGCACCGGACGGTATTCCAGCGGCCCCCGTCCCTTGGAGCCACGGTCTTGATGCGATCGATCGAGAGCCAGTCCACCTTTTCGATGGTGTAGCTCGCCGCTTCCCATGCGCCGGCATAGATATACCAGGCGCCGTTGCGGCGAATCATGCGGCCCATCATGGCGTCGATGAAGAGCTTCGCGTTCTCGCGCCAGTCAGGATCCACCGGCAGAACGATGCGACCATTGAACGTGTAGCGCTTCTGCGTCGTCGACCCCGGAATGTTCACCAAGGCATCACAGATGCCCTGTGCCGTCACCACAGAGGCCCAGTTGATCGCGGTCGAGGGGACAGCCCCACCGTAGTCCGCCATCGCGTAGTCCGCCCAGATCAGGGCAGGATTGTTCGTATAAGCGGCAAAGGTTGGATTGGTCGGAGCGGCACCGGGAGAGCTATCGAGGGTCGGGTCGTAGCACTTCTTGCCCTTGATGGTGAAGGTCATCAGGGGGATGCCGTTGTAGAGCTTGCCGTCGCCCCAATCGAAGGTGAGTGCGGCATAGGCCGTACCGCGCCCCCGAAAGTCCGACGTGAACACCGTCGGATAGCGGTTGTTCAGGATGAAATCGACCGTCTGAGATGCGGTGCCGGTCTTCCGACGCACCCACATGGCATTTGCATATTTGGTCGCGGTCAGCTTGCCGTCGTTGGCCGTTCCAGTGATGGCCGTGATCTGCGCGTTCGTGACCTTCGTGTCGTCAACATACACATCCGTGTAGCTATCGACTTCATGGACGCAGAAGGCTAGCACCTGTTCTAGGTATCGTCCTGAACTTCCACCGGAGATCGGCGGAATAACGTTGACGCCGCTCAGTGAAGCTGATGCCTCCCATTGATTGCGGCCACGATCGCCTCGTGGGTCAGGAGATCCACCGGGAATACAACGACGTCATCCCGCACGGGAGGTTGCTGTCTCAGCGTCTGCATTTCCTTATGAAGTCTCGCCGACAGTTCAGGATCGAGCGTGCCGGGGGTATCGCTCAGGATCGCGACCACGCGCGCGACGGCCTTATGGAAGTCTGGCCGATACTTCACCGCAAAGTATTTGCAGGCGAGCCAAAGAATATCGGCGCCATCCGCGACGAGACGTTTGCAGGCGTACTGTTCGGCCGGATCTGGATTCGGAACCTGCCAGATGCCGAGATCACCCACCCGTATTGGCAATTCGTCCGTGAATGCGAGGGCACGCAGTTCCTGCTCGCAGACACAGTCACCCACCATTGGAAAGGGCCCGGCAAGGGTCGGTGAATCTGGATCGAAATCTTCATCGAGGGCGATGATCATGGAATCACGTTCACTCCGCCGACACGAACCGTCCCATAGATGGCCCAACCGGGCTGGCCGCCATCGGTGATGGAGACATCGAGCGGTGGCCGGCGCGGCTCAGGTTTGCCATTGATCAGGCGATGGATGGTCTGGTAGCCCTGCAATTCACGGCCGAACAGCAACTGATCGACGAAAGTGTGTTTCCCTTGGGAAAACCGCACGCTGGCGACAGCGGTCCACAGATAGCCGAGCGCAAAGACTACTGGCATGGAATCACGCTCATCCCCCCAACGCGCACGGTCCCATAGATGGCGAACCCCGCCTGACCGGTATCCGTGATGGCCACTTCGAGTCCACGCCCAGCGCCCGTGGGCTTGTTGGCGCCAAGGGATGCCGTAATCTTGTTCAGCGCGTAGAGTTCGGCAGCATAGATCGCCGTGTATGAGAAGGCATAAAGTACCGTGCCTTCGGTCGCAATCGAGCTTGCGAAGTAATCCGCGATATAGGCGAAAGCGGTGGACATCAGGCCACTTCCAGAAGCTTCTGTTGCTGGCGGGCAATGCCAGTCAGCGTCCAGCCCATGAGCGCATTCTCCATCGAGACCCACGCAAGGCCATGCTGATCGGGTGCCATGAACAGTTCTTCATCGCAGATTCCGATAAGGGAAGTTCTCTCGAAGGGAGGCATGGAATGCCCGAGTACCACATCCCCGAATGAGAGCTCGGTGGGGTTCGAGGACGGGCCTAGGTAACGCGTGATGAGCGGCTCCCATCCACCAGCCTGTTTGACGATCCGTACGGCGGTAACCGGTTCGTGATAGTCGTAGTCCCGCAGGATGTTGAACTCGAAGCGGGTTCCGAGTTGAGCATCCACGCACCGCGCTGCGAACAGCACACAATCATGTACCGACCAGACAAAGGGTGTATGCCGGTAGCGTTCGACGATGGGTGACAGTCGTGCCTGACGCTCTTCGGGAGTCATCTTCCGGGAACCCGTGGAAAATGCGGCACGGTCGGGCGGTTCGGAAAGTTCGCAAAGCTCGTCGCCTGCTGCCCCCAGAGCGTGTGCTGGGTCGGAATCAGATACATGTAGTCGTAGAAGGTTTCCCCGCTATAGGTCAGCCAGAGCGTTTCCTTGTTGAAGTAGGCTCGCTGGGGGGTCCGGCGCAATTCCGTTTCGGCTGAAACTTCATAGTAGTTGCCTTTCTCGGAATCGTTGAACCGGATCTCAACCTCATTCACCTTGCCAGACCAGCGCAACTCTGGTGTGTTCGAGAGCGCGAAAGTTTCCGGATCGAGGAATGCTTCATAGACCGCGACGGGTCGGTTGAACATGTCCTCGCGCAGAGGTTCATAGAGTTGTATGGAGTTGACTGCCGCAAGCCATAGACGCAGGCCTCGCGGAAAGGGATCGGACTCTTCCTGAATCGGCTCCAGTCCGCCAAGCACTCCCACGGGCGTATAGGTATTGCCCATGGCAAAGAGATATCGATAGCCCGTGCAGGCATGGATCGTTCCACTCGTCACGCCCACATCGACGAGCTGGCGAAACATGAGCGTTTCTGATTCGCTCAGTGCCTGCTGTGAGGTGGAGAGGAAGCGCGTCACGAGTAGACCTCTTCGAGATCCATTTCGATGTCGCCATAGATTCCAAACTGGTTTTCCAGTTCTTTCTGCTGACCCGAATAGATGAAGCGGCCAAAGGGCTGATTGATGATTACCGGATCATCGTCGGCAGGCGAGTCTCCGAGACTCGGACGAAATTGCAGATAGCCCAGTCCTGCCGCATCTGAATTCAGTGGAGCCGTCGCCTGCTTTAACTGGTTGGCTGTTTCCATCCAGTCATTTGGCAAGAGCAGTCCATCGGTACTGGCGGGTAGCCCCTTCACGTACATGGCCCCTCCCGAGGGAGCGCTACCGGCCGTTGCGGCACTCGTTGTGGTCACAGGACGCGTAAAACATGAACTGAGATTCACGTTCGCGCACTCCACGATCAAAGAGCTTGTGCCGTTCCCTGTATAGACCGACGTGCTACCTGAAAGCAGATAGACGAATAGGCGTATGGCTGAGGAACTGGCAGTCAGATTGACCACGAGCCCGATATAGTAGAACCCGCCACCGAGACTCTGCACTGCGACGCGCAGGTTCGATGCGAATCCCGCAATGGCTGAACCCAGTACGCTGCCATTGGACAGATCCACATCCACCTGCCCGCTACTGCCGGCGCCGTCATCGATCAGCAGGCGAACGTTGCGAGTTCCGCTGCCTCTGCTGACAATCGCATGCGCCTGCCAGTCCGCTATGGCGGATGTGCGCGCGATTTGCTGGCTCTTGTTGTGAACTGAATTCGAGCTGTTCTCCACAATTGTGGATGCGGTCGCAGTACCGAACGCGCCAGTCGTGCCATATGCCGTGGATAGGAGTCCCAGCGGCGACCATGCCGCATTGGTAAGATCGCTGGAATAGAGCAGTGAATTCGGTCCGAGATCCGCCAGGGCACAGCGAGATATTGAGACATAGGAACAGGAGAAATAGTCCCCTGCCAATCGACCGGAGGCCGAGGTTCCGCCCGCGATCAGAATAAAGAACGAACCGCCAGAATTCGGTACAAATGCAACGGACACCAATCCCTGGCTGGTGAACTGCTGGGACGCAATATCACTTGCCCCACTCGTACTTCCCACCAGGATCTGTGAGCCGGTAGCAAAGCCCTTGCCACCGAGAATCATCGCGCGCACTACATAGGGCGCATACTGCGTCAGTGTCGTAATCGCAGAACTGTTAACAAACGCCGCTACTGTGGTGCCATTGTTCTGCGTCAGCATGTCACGCAGAACGCGATCCGCAACGGTTAGTGAACTGACGCCGCTATATGCGGCCCATCCGGTAGTACCATTTGCGAAGGTTCCGTTCGACAGGATTTCAGAGGTCGCGAAACTCCCGCGCAATGGCGCGTGTGACGTGACGAGAATTTTGTTGAACTGTCCGCGCGATTCGTTGAGGCATTGGAGGATGGCTGCCTTCTGATCAGAGCGCAGGCCTCGATAGCGCCGCTTCAATCCCCAGCGCGGATCCGCCATCGAGCTCCGCTGAGTCATGCCACGCCCAAATGCGGGCGGGAATGATTGTGTGGCATCATCAATCCAACGAATCGTCTCGGGCGATTCTGGAAGGACCCAGGGTGGGATCATGACATCGGACATTTAGCGCAAGTCTCCGAAGCCATTGCTCTTCAGGCGTCGACTGAGCTCGTCTGCCTGTCGTTTGTTATTTTGCTGAATGCGCACTTCGAGCAGGCCGGCGACTTGCTCCGGCGAGCCCGATCCATTGATGGTGATGTTGGTATCACCCATGTTGATATTGGTTCCCGCGCCGCCCATGGCGAAAGCAAGCTGTCTGCGGTTCAGCACCTGCCCCGCGCCGGTCTCAACTTCGGGCCCATCTTCTCCAACCACACGATAGCCGCTCATGCTGCCGCCCCCTGCAGCGTGTACGGGAATCCTTGATACGGTCGGAGTCACGGGCTGCAATGAATCAGTTGAACTGCCTCCAAAGGCTCCGAGAAGAACGTTCGCGATGCTCGCCCATCCGCCAGTGCCACCCGCCGCCTTGGATAGCGAGGTGCCAATGTAGTTGCTGAGTTCATCGATCGCGTTGAACAGCGCCTTGCTTTCGAAGGCCGCGAGCAGATTACGCAGGATGGCTTTCCCGCTGAGTTCTCCCTGACGCGCAGCGTTCTGCAGACCTTCGGCAAGCGTATCGCTGAACTTCTTCGCGGCATCCTGTGCGGCAGTGAGCGGCACCTTCAGTCGATCCACATTGATCTGCACGGGCTTCAGAGAATCATCAAGATGTTCATTGAAGCGCTTGTTTGCCTCCTGCGTGAGGGCGTCATTCTGTTGCTGCGCATCGGCGCTAGAGATTTTCCCCTTCCTCACTGCATCCGCTATTTTCTCCTGTGTGCCCTTGACCATCTCAGTGAGACTCGTCTCAAAGTCGATGAACTCGGCCTGTGCTTTTTCGGAACTGGTGCGGGTCTGCTTTTCCCATTCGATGAGTGGGTCTTTCAGAAGTGATTCGCCAACGCGCACCATTTCGAGGGATGCCATCAGTTTGTCTGTCGCGCTCGTATCGACTGGGATTGCCAGTGGATTCTTGACGGTTTCGGCGTCCTTCTCCATGCGCCGCACAATCTCAAGACCATCGCGCGCGCCCTGAATGCGCGCATCCATCGCTTTCAACAGAGCGTCGAATTGTGCGGACGGAACCTTGCCGCCGAGATTACTGATCAGCGCCTGCCGCTCATCGATGAGCTTCTGAAGGCTGCGTTCTGCTGAATCGATGTTGTCCACTGGACCGACAATCGCTTCCGCGATAGACCCCGCCGCACGCTGACCGAAGGATTCAATCGTCGCCTTCAGAATCTTCAGCGCCTTGTCGGCCTTATCGACCGACTTAACCGTCTTCTCGCTGAGGGTGATGCCGAGTTCATCGGCACGATTAGTCATTTGCCGGATGCCATCGGCACCTTGATTAAGCAGCGGCACCAGTTCCTCGCCGGCCCGCCCAAACAGTTCCACTGCGACTCGCGTCTTGTCAGCCGGATCCTGAATGCGCTGGAACTGATTTGCAATCTTGCCGAGCTGATCTTCGAGTGACAGACCCTTGAGATCCGCGGCTTTGAGATTGATCAGCGCAAGAGCATCAGATGCCTGCTTGCCACCACTCGCCGCAGAGGACAGCGTGACCTGCCACTTCTTGACAGAGATCGCCAGCGCTTCGAAATTGACGTTGCTCTGTTCTGCGGCGAACTTCAGTTTCGAGAGTGACTCAACCGCAACGCCGGCCCGGTCCGCGGCTGTGCCCAGCGCGTTAGCAGATTCGAACCCCTTGACCGCAAGCGCAGAGAATGCGGCCGCGGCCGCTACGGATGCGGTGAGCGCCACTTTGCCGATCGAGGCGCCCCATTTCTCAATGGCGTGCTCTACGCCCTCGAGCGGGCGCGTGAGTTGATCATTAAGCTTGACGATCAGCTCGACGACATTCTCAGCCAGATCCCGCTTGGGCCTCCTTCATGAGTTCGACCCCAACGAGATCGAAGATCGCCACCGCAATTGCGGGCTGCTCGAGCAGGCACTGCCCATCGGGCCATTCGGTGCGCCGGCCAAGATCATGAGTCTGTTCCCATAGACGGCACCAGGCACTGACGGAAAGTCCGCCATCCATGGGGTCGGCATCGAATACCGTCACCCCGGACGCTAGCCGGAAGGCGATGCGCCGGGTGAGGGAGGGTTTGAGGGAGTCGCCTTGCCGAGCCATTCGGATAGCACTTCGGTAACCAGTTCGATGAAGTAGGCGTTCTCGTAGAATTCATCGACTGAGATCTCCGAGGCATCATGGGCCTTCAGCCCTGACAGGGTTTTCGTGTATCCCTTCAGCTTCTCCGAGAAGGCCGGCAACTGTTCCTGTGCGAACGTGCCCCTGTCGAATTTCCCGAATCCCATGAGGTCGACGAACTTCGCCGGCTTCATGACGATCGTGACATCGTCTCCCTGCCATTGGCGCTTGATGATGATGTCGCGAACATATCCGCTCAAAGGTCCTCCTAGAGATCGATCTGCCGACTGTTGAGTAATGTGAACTGCAAGGCGTAGTTGCTCGATGGGTCGATGACGCCACGACCGGTGAAGGGAACAGAAACTTCGCCGGGGCCCGGCACCGCAGGCTTGAACGCCGTGATCTTCAGCTGCGGAACATCGATGGTGAGCGTGTTGTAGTAGCCCGACTGAACCGCGGCAACCGTCGAGATCAACGTCACCAGCAGGCGTGCCTGGGTCTGGCCGGTAAAGTTGTTCAGCATCGAACGGTCGGTCATATAGAACGTGCCGTTGACCGTTACTTCACGGAAGCCGGTACGTGTGTACTTGAAGGGCGTCAGTGTTCCGTTGATCGTATAGAGCGGCGCGACGTTCTCGTTCAGGCTGACGGTGATGTCGGATGCGGTGAGAAGCGCAGCGCCACCATAGGATATCGAGGCGACATTCCACGGGAACAGCCGGCCAGCATCGGAGGCATCGGGAATGATGTTCGCGGAACCCACGCCGGTTGCGACGCGGGCTCCGCCGACACACTGAAGTCGACCGCGGGTGAACTGCCCCTGTGAGATCACGAAGTCCAGTTGCCCGAACTGCATGTCATAGAACAGATCTCCGGACTGGGCATCCGAGAACTGCGAGTACATCGTCCACGGCGCTTTGACGTTAGACGAGTCGTAGTCGACTGTGTTTGGCAGGAACGTCCAGTTGCGGATCGAGCCGGAGTTGACCGTTGCGGCCACATAGTTCACCGCAAGACCGAGCGCGGTGAGGATGTTGCGCGGCGTTGCCTCGAATTCGATGGTGCCGTTGACACGGGATGCGCCTGCGTAGGATGCGCCCTGCTCAAACTTGCCGATCAGGCTCTGGGAGATCAGCTCGTCCGATTCATAGCCGATGTTGTGCGACACGAACCCCATGGCATGGAAGGAGTTCGGGCTCGCGGTTGCGATCACGTAGGACCCTGGATTGGTCTGTCGGGCAAATCCGACCTTCGCCTGTGCGCCGTAGCTCATTCTGTGGCGTTAGCCTCCTGAAACTGTCGTAAGGCCCACCGCTCTCAAAGAGGCGGTTTGCATGATGGCGTCGTTCGTTTTCAGCACGCCGAGAAACTCCACTTCGAAGTCGCCAAGCATCTGCACAGTCCCCTTGAGGGACGGGTCGGACAGCAGCGCGCTTGTTCCGGCCTGCACCAGAGCCCCGAGAAGGGCGAGACATTCGGCGCCCTCATTCGGATGCGTCTGCTGAAATAGCACGACGAACTCGTTGTTCTGCGCTCGATAGCCGGCGCCCATTCCCAGAGCTCGAGACGGAAATGGGATCCGCAGCGGGAAAATCTGGATGCGCGGGCAACGGCTCGGGTCCTCGTTCACGGGTTCGGCAAGGTCTACGGTCGCCCCGATATCCTGCACGCCCTGAAAGTCTTTGAGCAGATCGCGGACCGCGATCATGCAGTCGGACATGTCACCCGTGGAGATCATGCCGTCCTCGCGAGCTGCGCCGCCCAGCGCTCATAGATCTTCTTGGCGTAATCGATCGCGACCGCTCTGGGAGGCAGCATGGCGCGCTGGGGAAGGCGCTGGGTGCCGGTCTCGTGATACTGGGAATACGGCACCTCCGAGCCCACGCCGGCACTGTCATTGTCATAGAACGAGCGAAAGGACTGGCGGAGGTGGCCGGTGCGGATGAGCGGTGTTCCGGAGTAGCCGAGCCGGGCTTTTTGCTTCGCAGTCGAGGCCGCAAGCGGTGCCCACGCCGGGGTCTGAAGTCCGCCTCCCGACTGGAAGTTGCGTAGCACCCAGCCCTGAAGCTGGACGCCGAGTTGACGGTTTGGAGTCGTGCGGTCGCGGGAAGCGCCTGCGATTCGCCCGAACTGGGCAAGAGCGGCCTCCGTATGGATTTCGACCCTGATCAAATCTGGCCGCGAGCCTCCTGTTGATCCTGTGCCCATGCGGAGGACACGCGCCAGTTGATCTCGGAATCCACGCCGAACTGGGTGGGGTAGTTCTCATGGCTCGACCATGCCCGCTCGCCGGTATCGACCTGACCGGCGCTCGTGGTGATGAGCATGTTCCCGTCAAGAATGGCCTTGAACCGCGCCTCCAGAATCTTGCCGAGCGCCTGTCCTTTTTCGGTCGCAAAGGCGAGCTTGAAGTAGGCAAGATCGATACAAAGATCGCGCACGATGCCGGGGACAGGCGTGAACGGCACGGTGTAGTTCGGCGCGAGACGTGCGTCGACTTCATCCTCGGCGCGCGGAATCCAGAGGTTTCCGACGGTGTTCGCACTGACAGCCTTGCCCCAGTCGGGATAGGCGTTCTGCACGTCTTCCCAGTCGATGTAGCGGCTCATCGAAACGGCCCTTCATCGAACCCTTCAGGACTGGAATTCGTGATGCTGTCATGCTCAACGGGAGTTCTGGTGCGCAGCCCTTGGGCGATAATGACCTTGCCATCCAGCGTTTCCATCAGGATTTCTCCATCATGGAGGACCGGCCGA